TGTGATGTCTGCCATTTAGCTTTTATGTGCATTAAACATCCACACACACCACATGTATTATCTTTATGAATAAAGTGAACACAAGAATTGCAAATATCCATTCTGCTCAGATATTCTTTTTTAGTAACGTTTTGAGCACCATTAGCTAGATGTTTGGCTGTCTCCTTCACTAAGTTTTTCGCCTTTTGTATCAGGCTTGGTTTCTTTTCTTTTGTCATCTTCTCTTCCCTTTAATTGTTTTCTTTTATTTCTATACTCTCTCCTAGCTTCCTTACATCCATCACATCTGCAACCCTTTCTATATGCAGTCACTGATGGACAAGGCATGCCTTCTTTTACTCTAGCAGCTCTATAATTACATTCAGCGTGAGAGAAAGCTATATTATCTAAATCAAAAAAAGCTTCAACAGGATTTTTTGAATCCAGCCAAGGCTCTTTGTGTTCTATTGTGAATTTATCTATGTCTTTTATTTCTGTAGCACACTGATAACACCAGGCATACCCAAGTTTTTGAGCAAAGCTAAACAATATTGATTTTCTTAATCTATGAGCAGCAGTCCCTGGATTCATTCCCAGTTGCTTTGTCTTTTTTTCTTTTATTGACATATTTTCTTTTTTTTGGGTAGTTGTGTCCAACACCCTTCCTTCTTCCACCTTCATTCTTCTTTCCTCTGTTTTTAGATTTTTCAGAAACAGTTAATTTATTAGAACCAATACCATCAACGTGATGAACTTCTTTTCCATCACCTTTAGTTACAAGACCTTTCTTAGCCATCTTGTATCTATCTCTCTTTCTCTTCCTGTTATTAGCTCTCTGCTTAGGACTAGATTGAAACTTCTTGTATTCGTCTTTATAATCTCTCATTGTTACTAAAAAAAGAGGGGTAGACCTAATGTATAATCAAATCCACCCCCAAAACTAAACATTATGTGACGTAAATATAATAAAAATATACGTTACTTACGCAATATCCTTATAAGTTATTAACACCTCATTGTTATTAAGTAGCTCTTCAGCTATCCTTGGATATATTCTTTTGTATGCTTGTGTGGATTTGCCTATGAACCCATTACCAACTAACTGGTTGTTCTCTTGCGAGTCGCCCACGAGTAGGCATCCTGCAGTATGCTCATCAGTATTACCACAGTGAATAAGGATATACTCAAAGTTAGGTACGTCAGTAATATGGAGCATGCCCCTATGAATTGAAGGGAACCTTTTAGAATATTTTTGATGGTACCCACCTTCTGTTCTAAGCTTAACTTTATATGTCCCAGCAGGGATTCTTGTTTCTCCATATTTTTTTTCTTTTCTATATTCATCTTCTAATGTGTAGCAAACAAAGCTTCTCTCATCTTCATCTACTATAAATAATATACCAGACGTTGAGTCAGGTGCACTTGATATTCTTAATACTTCTAGTTTCATAATTATTAATTTACTTGTTCTTGTAATACTTCTTGTTGCCAACTCCTTAAGAATCCAGCAAAGTCTAGATTCTTTTTAGCTCCAACCCAGTCTTCAAAGGTAGGGTATACAGCTCTATCTCTTTTGATAAAATCATAAACCTCATTACCAGGTCTAAATCCCTGCACATGTTGACTTATTATATTATCCCTATTAGATTTTGTGTTAACTATCTGCTCATTATCCCTGTTATATATTTTAACATGGTTTTCTTCTATTCCTAAAAATTCTGAGTACATATATAGACTATCTAAATATTCCATTTGTCTCTTAACTTCTTTTCTTATTCTTTCTGGGTTATCTTCCTCTGGATTTAATCTTTTTAAAACATTGGCAATAGACCTTGTTTTAAAGTTTAGGTTCTCTGCTAAATTAAATCTACTAAACCTAAATCCTGTCATCGCCATAGTTTCATGAACAGGACTCTTTCTTCTGTGCATTTCATCTTCATCTAAGAAAAATTCTGGGTGCCAGCTTTCCAACATATCATATATTTGGTCAGTAACACCAGGCTGTCCTTCTTTTAACACGTGTTTTGCACTATTGATAGCCCTGTCAACTCTGTCGTCAGTTACCTGGTTAAGACTTCTACCACTTTTAGTTTCACCTCTAAGAGCTTCTTCTAATATTGTTGTCATCATACTTTGACTAAGAAAAGGTTCAAATAAAGCATGTATTGCATCATCAACAGCTCCAGGAAAGTTTGTTTCCCTAAACGTTGGGTCATCTTCTGGTGTATTGAATATAGAATTAATAACTCTAGTTATAAGGTTATTAGACATATTGTCTGATGAGTTCCATATGTAATAAGTTCCATCAAAGTTTCCATTTTCTCTGTTGGCTGAAACTAATTTAACATCACCATACTTCATGTAGGGTGGCAAGAATAATTGAATCATTTTATCCCTAGTCATGTCTGGCATATTTAAGTCTTCAAATCTATCACCACCTCTTGTTGCGTTATACCAATCAGAAAGACTGTCATATAATATAAAGTCTGGGTCGATTTTTCTTTCTTCACCATTCATTAATTTATGGTCCATTATATCATTGTTTGACAACTCCTCATCATCCTCATCATTCCAGTCTTTTGCCATTCCTATGAGAGATGCTATACCAGCAGCCATAGTAGTATATATTGTTGGTAGTGTTGACCAAGCAAACACAGTTCCAAAAAGTCTTTTCATACCTGCTAGAACTAACACTCTATTTCCTGAAGCAATCATTTGTTTAGCTTGTATTAAAGAGCCTATTCCTGTTCTTATAACCTCAGCAGGGAATGATATGAAGTCACCAACAAGAATCATTCTTCTTAATCTTTTACCTATTTTAGGAACAAGAGAATATGTAGTGTAACCACTCCTAACTGAATCTGCTGCCTTGTTTATAGCCTCCTCTCTACCAAAACCAGCCTCTTCATATAAAGCTATTTCATTCATAAAAGCAGCACCTTTCCATAAGACATCTTCAAATAGATAAGTTTTATTAACCCAGTTGTTAAGTCTTTTGAATACATTTGGTTTTCTTTTCTTTATACTTTCCATGTCTAAACCAGAATCAAAAAACTCTTGCATGTCTGTAGAAAACGATGAATCTTTTAATATATCAGCTAACTCATCTGCGTAAACACCATCAACAATACCATTCTCAACCATTAATGTGAACATCTGTTCTCTTTGTTGGTTTGTTGAATTGCCATATAGATTTTGCATTGTTCTCCAACTTTCCACAAGGTCTTTAGGGTTAAAGTGTCCATTAATAGCTGCGAAATACACATTACCCATAAAGTTTCTAAAGTGTGTTTTTACAGACCATACAGTTTTACCAAGCTTAACAGCACCATTTATATACTGCATATACTTAAAGAATGTGGATGGCTCATATACTTCTCCATCAATAAACTCTTTTACTTCTGGGGTTGTGTAGAAAACCTCATTAGAATATTTTAACCTAATTTCTTCTGTATAAACTGACTCTTGTCCTGCAGGTATAGATAGTTTGTCAAATAACATAGAGCCATTTAGCATAGAAACAGCTTCTGCTTTGAAGGCCATTGTTTCCATTTCAGATACTTGCTTAGTTATTGTGCTCACTATATTAAATAGTGGATTCTTTATTGGAGAAAATAATTCCATTATAGCATCAGGCATATCTACTCTCTTTTTTAGTATACCTGTGTTTACATCATTAGCTCTTCTAACAGACTGAATGAAATTACTAGATTCAGGTCCACCATCAAACATTCTTCTTATATCTTGAAGAACTGTTGTTTCAGAAACATCCTGTCCTGCAAAATGTTTTTCCAAACCCTCTCTCACAACAACTGAGGCAGCTTGAATTAAATCATACTCTTTCTTGTATCTACTTATAACCTTATCTACTTTTGCTGGGTTTTCTCCAGCTTTAATCATAGCATCTATAACCTTTATCATTCTATCGTTATACTTAGGGTCGTGATGTATTCTATATTGTCTGTTAATATATATACCAAGGTTCTTGTCTATAGTTACTCCAAGTTGTTCATTAACATGATTCTTTATTTTTCTACTAAAAGAATCTACTTTGTTCCTAACTTGTTTTATTAATTTTTGTAAAACAGGGTCTCCATCTAAATCTTTCATTTTAGCCTTACCAGCACCTTTTTCTTTTAACTCTTTTATCTCTGCTTCAACTTCTCTTATTTTAGCTAAAACAGTTCCAGCCATAAACCTTTTACCATCTCTATCAAAAGTTTCTAAATCATTTTCATAATCATTTATAATAGCTTGTAATTGTTCTATTCTTATTGTTGGGTCAGATAATATTTCATTTATTGACTCTATTGGTATAGGGTTGTCACTCTCCTGATTAGCTTGTATAGCAGCTCTCAATCTATCTACCAGCTTCATTAACTTAAACTTCTCAGCTTTTATTCTTGTTTTATGTTTCCACCCTTTATCAAACACTTCTTTAGGTATATTACCCATTGGAGCAAACTCTCTCATAAAGTTAAACTTTGAGAAATATTTTTTAATATCTCCTGGTCTTTCAAACCTTTGATAACTAGGGTCTGTAGAATATAGCACTTTAGATTCCTCATCAAAGTTGTCGTTATTGTTTGTGTCATTACTTGGTAGTGTAACATCTAATACGTTAGATAAAACGCCATTAGTTATGTCAATAGAAACTTTACCTTGACCATCTACCTCTGTTAATACTGGTCCAGCTTTTGGGTCTATACTAGACATTATATCATTAATAACTTCTGGCACAACATCATTAAAGAACTCAGCCTTTGCACCTTTAAATGCAGAAGCATCCTCAAAAGCAATACTATCATAATTATTATCAGAAGTGGTAATGTCATTGATTTCCCAATCCGTTCCATTCCATCGGGCAGTTCTCCATGTTCTAGGACCATTTTGAGGACCGGCTTCAAAACCTTTGGAAGTAATGAAAAGAATTACAGGCCTATT